CGCGTCTCGCGTGGATAGCAATACCGAACCCGAAGACATGGGTGAGCCCGGGGACATCCCCGATCGCGAACCTGTTTACATGACGAAAAAAGCTGAGCAGGAGGCCCGGCAGCACGCTGCCGACGACCGTCTGCTCGGCTGGATTATGTCTGACTAAAGGTCGCCCCAACAACGGCCTAACAAGGAGAATGTGTTATGTCACTGCTCGCTTCGAAATTCGACATTCCGCGAGGGTATCCCAACGGGAGCGCTCTCGCCGAGCCCTTCAAGATCAAGCTGACCGGTTCGCCACTGGTGCCTGTCTCCATGCCGCAGGGATCGCTCATCACGCAGGAGCTGCAAGGTCTCGAAACGGTCATGGACCTGGCAACCTCGCCGCTCCTGAACGCCGCAGACCCCATCGACGTCTGGGTCGTGGTCGAAGGCAACGACGACTACTCCGGTGAGTACGTCAAGAAGGTCATGGCCTGCAAGTGCATGAGCGGCCTCATCTGGGAGACCGATCAGCTCACGGCGGGCGCCTACACCCCCGGCACACCGCTGTCGTTCACCGCGGGCAAGCTCAAGGTGAAGGACACCAACGAGCAGATCATCGGCTACGTGCTGGACGATCTCACAGCGACGAAGGGCACCATCAGGATTTCGTCCTAACACGGGTCGGGGCGACCCTGTGCAACTGAACGAATAACCGGCCTAGCCGGATGACTGGAGAAAAACGATGCCACAGTATCAGACCGAGACCAAGGAAGTCTCGGCTCAGCTCGTGAATTCCAACTTCGTGCGGAAGCTGGAGTCGGGCCGAGTCAAGGAAGCCCAGGACGAGGGGTCCGCGTTCATTCGCCAGAAGGTCCGCCAGGAATCCTTCGCTCGCGAAATCATCAACCCCATCCTCCTGCAGGACGACGAGCTGGACCGTGACGAGAACACGGACCAGCCCAAGAAGATCGTGGAGAAGGAGCCGGATTCGGTTGCCACCTTCGTGACCTTCCAGGGCACCGGTCCTCGCACCTGGTTCAAAGGCCCGCGGTTCGCCGTGAAGTTCGGGAAGACCGAGTCCCAGCGCTTCACGAAGAACAAGTGGGAGCTGATGACGTACCAGAACGACATCAGGAAGATCCTCTCCGACAACTCCGTCAAGGACATGTCGGACCAAGAGGACATCCAGTACATCGGCACCCTCGATGTCATCGCCGCCGCCAACCCCGCAGTGCAGATCTACGGCGCGGCGGCGTTCAACTCGGCCGCGTTCCGGGTCGGCTTCCAGAGGATGGTCAATCGGCGTCAGCCGATCGGCAAGATCCTTCTGACCAAGGAACTGTACTACGAGGCGCTCGATCTGCCCGCGACGTCCGTCGGCGACGACGTGGCCAGCCGGCACTACGATGACGGCATCGAGAGCGAGGAAAAGCTCTGGGGCATCCCCGTGGTGTCCACCATGAAGAGCGACATCCTCAACCCGAAGAAGGCCTACGTCATCGCGCCCGAGAACTTCCATGGCGTCTTCTTCCTGCTGCAGGACGCGACCCTGTTCATCAAGCAGGAAGCCGACATCATCGAGTTCTGGTCGTACGCGGCGCCTGGCATCGGCATCGGCAACTCGGTGTCCTTCCAGGTCATCTCGTTCCCCGGCGCATAGCGGGTAGGCAGTCGGTCGTTCGTAGAGCGGGAACGCCAACCGGGAGGATCTCATGTCCAAGAAGTACCGCCTCGTGCGCACCGCGCCGGGGGTACTCGATCTGTCGCAAGTCCTCGACGATCAAGGCCGTCCGGTGCTCCTCAGAGCCCTGAACGACTTCGCCGTCGTCAACGAAGCCACAGCTCAGCACCCCCTCGTGAAACGCTTCGTTGATGCGGGAATCCGTGTCGAAGAGGTCAGCCTCACCCCCGGTTCCGTTCCTGCAGTGCCGGTGGTAGACAAGGTGACCGCACCGCCGAAGCCTGCACCGGCACCGGCACCGGAGCCCAAGGTCTTCGTACCAGAAGCCCCTCCGCCAAAGGTAGAGGAGCCACCGGTGCCAGAAGCGACGCCCGAAGGCGAAGCTGACGTCGCCGCACCGGCACCCGAAGACACGACCGTGGATGAAGCCAAGCCGAGCAAGAAGTCGTCCCGTAAGTACGGCAGATAGCCACGGTTTTGCCCCAAAGGGAAGAGGCGCGTGCGACATGTTTGCACGCGCCTTTTCTTTAGCACCCACACCAATTTACCGAGTAAATCGACATGGCATGGCCCACATCGAACATCAACTTGGCGACCTTCATCGAAGAGGTCAAAGGCATACGCCACGCGCACCACCGCTACAGGGGGAAACAACTGCTGATCGAGTTCGAGATCACCGCTGACGAAGGCCGCAACTACGAAGAGGAGTACCTGACATCCCCGTTCGCCGGCTACGACGCAACCAAGCGAACCTTCATCCAACTGCTGAAGTTAGCGCCCGGGTAGCCTACAATAGCACCGTGCGCGTGCGCGACGTAAGGCGACCTGATGCGGCTACAAGCGCTCCCTACAGGCAATGTCGAACAGCAGCTACTCGCGTACTGCTTCGCGACCGACGCTGTAGGTGACGTCGTCTACGTCATGGGTGCCAAGGTAGGACAGCACTACCAGGTGACCAAAGTCAACATCGACAACGTCGCAACAATGCCTGCCGTCGGTGTCATTATCCAAAAACCGAACGCCACGGAATGCATCGTCCAGCAGTCCGGCATCGTACGAGACATCTACACGGGTATGACACCAAACAAGCCCCTATTTGTCGGCACGAATAGTCGGCTCACGGAAACACGAACACCCAACAAGCCCACGACAGGGCGTAGAGCCCTCCAAATCATCGGACAGGCACTCTCATCGGGCGACCTACTCATCGCGGTAAAATCGCCTATAATACTGACCACGTAACACCCCCAACAACACCGAGGACAGCATGACAAAGAAGAAAACGACACAGAACAAGCAATGCGAACGGCAAGGGTGCAGAAAAAGGGCCATCCCCGGGGTCGGACTGTGTGCCGTACACGAAAAGGAGGCACATGAAGCAGCGTTCCCCGTAGACGGTGTAATCAAGATCTCCGAACTGCGTGCGTACAAGTTTGCCGCGCTGGATGCCGAGATTCGGAACGCCCTACTGTCCATTCGCAACATCGATCTGGAAGCAGACCAGGCACGATCTCGGTACGAAGCAGAGCAAAAACAGCGCATGAGCCAGAAACACGCACACCAAGCACACGTCGCTACAAAGAAAAAAGAGTATGATCAACTCGTCAAAGCTATCGCTGACGAGTTCGACCTCGACCCAAGCAAAATGACGATCGACCCTGACAGTCAGATCGTCAGAGATCTACGAAACGATTAACCGAGAGCCTGCGGCTCTCAGGACAACAAGGGGTAGAAGAAAATGGCCGCACGTAAACCGTTGTTCATGGGAACCGAAGGCTTCTCGGAAGAGATGGCGCTCACCGACTCCATGTCGTTGGGAGGTCTATCTCTGTCGGGTAACCTCGCAATGAGTGGTGGCGCGACGGTCACTGGCGTACCAAATCCTACGGCGTCGGGGCAAGTCGCCAACAAGGACTACGTCGATCAGCAAGTCATCGCTGGCGGCTCGGTCAAGGAAGCTCTGTTCTCGGTAGACCAGCTCAACAACACCGACGGCATCAACGCCCTTGAGGCGCTGTACTTTGCAGCCCAGCCCATCGCTGGTGATACCGTCATCTTCAAGAACGCCACGCTGACCCGCACCTACACGTTCGTGGCCAATCAGGGCGCTGAGTCGGCGGCGACTGATGTGTCCATCGAGTCGGACGCGGCGACCGCCATGCAGCGGTTGGTCACGCGGGCGATGGCCGACGTGGGCAACACGCAGTGGGACCTGTACTACGAGACGGGCACTCACGGGGACATCAACGATCCGATCATCGACGTGGTGGAGCGAGCGTCTGCGGCAGGGGACTCCGACTCGCGCATCTATGGTGTGTGGGGTACGCAGGCCAGCGCCCAGGTGGTCGAGTTCGCGGCGGGCGGCACGGTAGACCTGGACTACACCAACCGCACGCCCGCTACCCTTCCCGCTGCCGACCCCGCAGAGGGACGTTTCGGTCTTCGTCGTCAGGTGGTTGCCCTGACCGACGGCGAAATCCACATGACCCTTGACACGGACAACCAATACTCGTGGGACAACGACGCCACCCAGTGGAACCAACTCTCCGGTCCCGGCTCGATCCCACTTGCCACATCGGCAAGCGGCGGTGGTGTCATCGGTCGCGTGACCTTTGACAGCGACAAGGGCCTGTCTGTCACCACGGGTATCGCCGAGGTGCGCCTGGCCACCACGGCGGGCCTCAAGTTCAGCTCGGGCCAGATCGCCATCGAGCCGGCGGACTTCGCGGGCACGGGCCTGGAAGATGACGGGGCAGACAACCTGCGGCTCGCATCGCAGGGCAACGGCATCGCGGGTGGTGCGGGTTCCACGCTGAGCGTGCAGGCCGACGGAACGACGGGTGGCAACATTCAGCCCGTCAACGTGGTGGCCAACGGCGTGGGTCTGGATGTCAACGCCATCGCGGGCACGGGGCTGGAAGCTGACGGCTCCGCCAACCTACGGATCGCTGCTGCGGCAGCCGGCGACGGTCTGACGGGCGGCGGGGGCTCTGCACTGGCCGTCAACCTGGAAGCCTCGAACCCCTCACTCCAGATCGTCACCGACGAGCTGGGCGTCAAGATGTCCGACGGTCTGACCAAGGATGCCAACGGTCTGGCCGTGGCTCTCGACGCCTCAGGCTCCGCGCTGGAGTTCACGGGCGCGGCCGGCGACGGTACTCTCGGCGTCAAGCTGGAGGCCACCAACCCGACGTTGCAGGTGGACGGTTCCAACCAGCTCGGCGTCAAGTACGGCGCAACCACGTCTGGC